TTGATCGTGTATCACATAAAATTACTTCACTTAAACAGGAAGGTAACAATTTTATTGGTAAGGCACAACTACTTGAGACACCTATGGGTAAGATTGCAAAATCTCTTATCGCAGAAGGTGTAACATTAGGAGTTTCTTCTCGTGGTGTTGGATCATTAAAAGAAAATAGTGATGGTTGCAAAGTTGTAGGTGAAGATTTCATGTTGGCAACTGCTGCTGATATTGTCGCAGATCCTTCTGCTCCTGATGCTTTTGTATCTGGAATCATGGAAGGAAAAGAATGGATTTGGGAAGGAGGGATTCTTCGTGAACAACTTGCAGAAAAAACTAAAAGGTCAATTAATACATTAGTTGATCATAAAATACTTGAAGAACATAAGTTAAATCTCTTTAATGATTTTTTATCAAATCTTTAAGTTCTATAAATAAATACAGATTATATTTAAAAATATCTAAAAATGTCCGTTGGTAACAATTTACAAGAAATGGAAAACGTAGTAACTAAAAATGCTTCGCCTGGAGAGCCAATGCCAAAAGCCGGTAGTAATGCTTCAGGTGTTACAACCCCAGATAATACTGGTTCTTGGGAAGATCTAGGCGGTCCTACACCCCAAAATTCTAAACCTGATGACAACTCTAATAAGTTGGCAACACCAGGTAAAACTCTAAAGCAAGTTAGAGATGTTGTTAATGCCAAGGCAACGCCTGGCGATCAAACAACTCCTAGTGGTAATGCCACTCCTGGAACACTTAAGCAAGGAGACGAACCAGAGGTGAAAGACGACCAAGAAATTGTTGCAGAGGACGAAGTAACTACAGATGAAGTAGTTTCTGAAGAAGAAACTTCAACTGAAGAAGTAGTTTCTGAAGAAGAAACTACCGAGGAAGAAGTTGTTGCCGAGGAACAGATTGATGTTGAAGAAGACATCCAAGCACTTCTTGAAGGAGAAGATCTTTCTGAAGAGTTCCAAGATAAGGCACGTACAATTTTTGAAACCGCAATTAAGTCTAAGGTTTCAGAATTAAAAGAAGAACTCTCAGTAGAGTTTGAGAAAGCATTAACCGAAGAGGTTGCATCTATCAAAGAAGAAATTGAAGATAGATCTGATGCTTATCTAGAATATGTTGCTCAAGAATGGTTGGAAGAAAATCAACTTGCTGTTGAGCACGGACTTAAAACAGAAATGACTGAATCCTTCTTAGGAGGTATGAAGTCACTATTTGAAGATCATTATGTAACAATCCCTGAAGAAAAATATGATGTACTTAATAGTATGGTAGAAAAACTTGATGAAATGGAAGATAAACTCAACGAGCAAATAAACAAAAATGTTGCTCTAACAAAAAGATTATCGGAATCGACTGCTGATGTAATCCTAGCGGATGTATCAGAAGGTCTTGCAGTTTCCCAAAAGGAAAAACTTGCTACTCTTTCCGAAAGTGTTGAGTTTGATAGTGAAGAAACATACCGTGAGAAGCTTGGTACACTGAGGGAATCATATTTCCCAGCTAATCCTGGCACTCCGAGAAACCATTCAGAAAATCTTTCTGAAGGTACCGAGGCACCTCAAGCAGCACCGTCTGGCTTGATGGAAACATATCTTCAGACTCTGGGTAGAGTTTCGAACAAGTGATTTTAAAATTACAAGATCAAACAAACAACTTTTAAATAAGAGGTAAAATCAAATGCAATCGTTCAATGCTGAACAACTGCAGGAGAAATGGGCACCAGTTCTAGACCATGATGGTCAAGAAAAAATAACAGATTCTCATAAGAGAATGGTGACCGCAGTTCTTCTCGAAAATCAAGAAAAAACTTTAAAAGAGGAATCAGAATTCCTCAGTGAAGCAGCTCCTACTAACTCCGTTGCTAATGCTGGAGTATCAAACTTCGATCCAGTCCTTATCAGTCTGATTCGTCGTGCAATGCCAAACTTGGTCGCTTATGACCTAGCTGGTGTTCAACCAATGAATGGTCCTACTGGACTTATCTTCGCAATGCGTTCTCGCTACGCTGGTCAAGGTGGAGAAGAAGCATTCTACAACGAAGCAGATTCTGCATTCTCTGGTCAATCAGCAGGATTTAATAAGACTGGCACTGGCGATATGGTCCAGAAGGCAGTTGGTTTAGGTACAACTAACCAACAGGGTACTAATCCTGGTGCTCTTGACGGTACATTCCCTGCTAGTGCTGATGCTACAACCTATAACGTAGGTCAGGCAATGGGAACTGCAGGTGCTGAAGCACTTGGAGATGCTGCTGATAACCAGTTCAACGAAATGGCATTCTCAATCGAGAAGGTCACCGTGACTGCAAAGTCTCGTGCGTTGAAAGCAGAATACTCACTAGAACTTGCTCAAGACTTGAAAGCAATCCACGGATTGAATGCAGAGGCAGAACTTGCCAACATTCTTTCTACTGAGATCCTTGCTGAAATCAACAGAGAAGTTATTAGAACAATCTATAACGTTGCTGTTCCTGGTGCTCAGGCTAATGTTGCCACAAGTGGTACATTTGACTTAGACATCGACTCAAATGGTAGATGGTCAGTTGAGAAGTTCAAAGGACTTATTTTCCAGATCGAAAGAGATGCTAACGCTATCGCACAGCAAACTCGTCGTGGAAAGGGTAACATGATCCTCTGCTCTGCAGACGTTGCTAGTGCTCTAACAATGGCAGGTGTATTGGATTATACTCCAGCACTTAATGCTAATCTTAACGTTGATGATTCAGGCAATACATTTGCTGGTGTTCTTCAAGGTAAGTATAGAGTATACATCGACCCTTATGCTGCTAACGTTGCTGCTAACCAGTACTACGTTGCAGGTTATAAAGGTTCTTCACCTTATGATGCAGGACTGTTCTACTGCCCATACGTTCCACTACAGATGGTTCGTGCAGTTGGAGAAAACACATTCCAGCCAAAAATCGGGTTCAAGACTCGTTACGGAATCGTTGCTAACCCCTTCGCCCGTGGTGCTTCTCTTGACGCTCCTGGTGTTATCGCACGTAATAGTAATAAGTACTATCGTCGTGTTAAGGTTACAAACCTTATGTAAGAAGAAAGGATATATTTCCTTCATTCAAGAGACTCCTTCGGGGGTCTCTTTTTTTGTCTTGTTGACAAATTGAAAATGTTATGTTACTATATAAAGTACATTGATCGTTGTTTTTACAGGGATCGTATTTAATCAATTTAAAAATGGCTAGGAAAGTAAGGTTTGAAAACCTAACGGTAGAGGATGTCAAGTCGAAACTAGATAAGTTCGATGATCCACTTTTAGACTTCCCACTACTAAAATTCGTAAGATTTTCAATAGAATACCTCAAGTATCTAATTGTCAGAGACAACGGAGCTAGAGGAACAGCAAAAGAAAAAGGAAATGTTCACGCTATCAATGCCTCCTTCAACGCAGGAGGATGGGACTTAACAAAGTGGCCATTTCCTTTTGTTGTTATACAAAAATTAAAAGCATTAATTGACCGTAGACATTCTCATGCAGCTGCAAATCAGTTAGCAATTTCAAAAGTACCTGGTGCTGAGTATGTTGAAGTAGAAGGACATAAGTATAGTTTCTTAAAACCAGAATCAAAATTAATTTTGGCAGGTCTTTATATAAATGCCACTGACGGTACAACTAACGCTGTCCAAGATCATTTTGTTTTTGTTGTGGTAAGAGTGTGTCAGGATAATAACCTTGATTACACTAACATCAAAATAGTAAGAGAGATTCTTGACCTATGTGGAGTTAAGAAAAGATACAATTACATTGGTACTATTACTACTATAGAAAATTCTATTCTTAAATGGGGTGATGAACCTACAAGAATGACAGAAAATTCTACAGAAGACGAAGTTAAGGACTATGTACAAAAGGAAAATAATCCATTCGGTGATAATAAAACTGATAAAAATGGTACAAAACTATTCACAATGGTTGCAGATACCAATTTTAACAAAAGATATGCTTGGGATTTACTTCGTCATCTTTGGGAAGCAGAAGCAGGTGGGTATGATGTTAAAATACTTGTTCAATCTAGAAAAGGAACTGCTCTGGGTGTAAAAACTGATAGAGATGATTTATTTTTCAAAGTAGTTGAATTTTGTGATTTAGCATATAACAGTTACAAGTCTCATGCTGAAGACATTATCAATTCTAAATTTAGAAATGTTTTTCCAGATTGGGTAGTTGATTTCCCATTAAAAGGACCTCATAGTTTAGGTGGTGAGGTTTATGTTCTTCATCAACTTGAAGGTGAAACTGAACCAATTCAAGTAGATTTTATTGACTATATGGATGATCCAGATTTTAATCCATTAGAGGAAGATTAATCAAAAGGGGGAGGGTTAACCACCCCCTCTTTTTTTGTCTAAATACAAATAAAAGTAGTATTACCATGAAACCTACTCCAAAAGAACATAACG